CTGGGGTTGACAGCCCTTAGACCCAGAGGGAAAGTACCTCAAAGAGTCTCCGCGTGGCAGGTATCCTATCGGTCAACCCGTGTTCTTCCCAATATCTCTGTAAAGAGATGGGGGGGTTGGACTCGGTGCGATAAGGTAGGATAAGCCTGATTGGACCTCTTCCAAAGCCTTCCAAGGCTGGCTGCGGCCCCTTCACAGGGAAACCGAAGTTTAAGAGACGATTCTAATGAATAACAAAGAAACTTAACAGTCTTCACTAACACTTCTAAGCGAATGCCTAGCCGTGCATGGAGTCGGCTGCTAAGCTCCTTTGCGTCTCTTAATGCCATGCTCAAGGTAAAACTTGGGCGTCCAGCTTTGAAACACATATTAAATATGGTTTCTCTGCTGGGACGGAGAGTTAACCTATCAGTCGTCAAAGTTTGCCTTACCACACTGGCTCGTCTATATACTTTGCGGAAGAAAGGTGGTAATACCTTTTTGGTTTTATACCTTAAAGGTTGTTATTCTCTTCTTCAGCAGTATATAGGCGGTCAGAGACTACACGATCTCACTCCTTTTGGAGCGAGAATCGGTCGAACTCATAGTGGGTGTCCCTCAATAATCCCGGCTATTCATCGCCGTAGGATTCGTCAGGGAGATGAGTGGACGATTAGATTTTGGTTGACAATCTTTTCACTCTATCGAGTGTTGGATTGCCCACCAAAACTAAAAGTCAACTCTATCTCTGACGGGACTACAATGGACCCTCAATTGACTTATGAATTTAGTCAATTCATAAGTACTCATTTTTTATTCTCCCTTAAGCGCTTTTCGAAAGCTCTTATGGGTAGGGTTAGAAGTGAGGATTGGTCTCCATTGTCGTTCATGAGGGGTCTCAAAGCCTTACCTTTTATGATTTCTAAGAGTTCTCCAGCCGTTCGAGGTGGTAACGTACCCGGAGGAGCTCAGGCGACATCGCCTGCTGCCCTTCTTGCTAGTGCCCATGCGTGGTGGATCTCTCCACTTCTTCCGTATTTACGGAATTGGTGTGAGATGACCAGTTCGCTATGGGTTATTAACAGGATTGAGCAGTGGGGTCAGAGGTTATGGGTATGGGAAAATTCCCTACCCCTAGCCCCTGACTCTCCTGAGTGCCCCTTCGAGGCAACGAACCATCTCGGTCGGTTGGGGTTCAAAGAGGAACCAGCGGGTAAGGTGAGAGTGTTTGCTATGGTGGATCCATTTACTCAATGGCTCTTTGATAAGCTACATCGGCGTATCTTTGAGCTTTTGTCCTTAATTCCTCAAGATGGTACTTTCGATCAGCTTCAGCCGATATATCGTCTGTTTGAATGGAAGCGGAAGAAAGAATTAACAACTCGTTCTTCTATTTCCCTTCACTCTTTCGATCTATCGTCTGCGACTGATCGAATACCTATCATCTTACAGAAGGTACTTCTGTCTCCCTACTTAAGTAGTTGGGGGGCTGAATTATGGGCATCCCTATTGATTGGTCGTAAATACCACTGTGGGAAAAACTATGTTACTATGGTAAAGGGAAAGAAGGTTTCTATTCCTTTATCTAGTACAGGTTATCTCATATATGGTACCGGTCAACCAATGGGAGCATTGAGTTCATGGGCGATGTTGGCATTCATCCATCATGCGTTTGTTCAGTGGTCTGCCTTTTTGGCAGGTAAGGTAAAACTAGGTTCAGGGTGGTTCGCAGGCTACGCCATCTTGGGAGATGACGTGGTCATAGCAAGCCAGTCTGTGGCCAAGCAATACGCGGCTTTAATGTCACGTATGGGGGTAGGGATCGGAGCTCATAAGTCTATGAGTTCCGGTCCTGGTCGTGCTCTAGAGTTCGCGAAACGTACCTTCTATGGGGGGAAGGACGTTTCGGGGATTTCCTTCCGTGAGTTCGTTATAGGTCGGCAATCCTTTGCCGGTCTTCTCGAACTTATTCGGAAGTATTCTTTAACCTTAGGACAGACGATGTCGGTCCTAGGTTATGGATTTAGAGCAAAGGCCAATATCTCCAAACGTTTGACGTTATTGCCAAAACGGTTGCGTAACTACATTCTAGCTTACTATGGTCCCTTAGGTCCTGTTTACCGGGGTCTAGCGTTTTGGCTACCGATGAAATCGGTAGCCGGGCGTTATGCCTCGGTAGTCGACAGGGTCGAAACTCTCACTTGGCAATTCTTTAAGGAAGAGATTTCATCTCTCCTTTCAAAGCTAGACGATTTGCAACCTTTGTTAGAGGAAGCTAAGCGCCTAGGAACTGTCAAGAGGGATCGGGAGCATTATATGTCTCGGGTGGTCTCTGATAAAGCTGCCCTGGTTAAGGATCTTCCGTCCCCTGTGGAAGGGGGGCGGATAGATTCCCACCCCGGGATCGAGCGGATAACTCCGCTGTATATTATCGATTCTCTTAATGAGACAGTGTATAGAGAGACATTTCTCGACACATATATTGCTGCGAGGGACCTACGATCCAAACTAGAAGAAATGACTTTAGATTCCCTAGACTGGGGAATGCTGGAGTCACTCTGGGAGGAGGTTCGAAGGGTCGAGTCTCTTCTCGGGTCGTTACCCCTTCCTAGGAATATTCATAAGCCGATTCGAGATAATATCTCGAAGGAGCAAATGGGTATTCTGAAGAAGTGGTACCGATATTCTGGCCTGTTCAGACGATCTGATAACCCACCTCTAGAGAGTTAGGGAAGTGATTCTCTAACTCGGGGTCGGTATTAGGCCATTGGCAACTCTGTGATGCCCGGGGTAAGACCTTTGGGATGTGTGTGTTACCTCCGTCCGTAGCGCACCCTTAGGCTCCCAGTAACTTCTGAGAGTGAACCTCGCGAGGTTCGTTCGGTTCGCCGAGCGATCCCGTATGTCAGGGGGCGGTGGAACTAGTGGGTCGGATAGACCTGTAACAGCG